CCAAAGCTATACAGTTATATAGAGATCACATGGCTGATCGTATTGTAGCTGAACGTAACCAAGGTGGTGATATGGTACGCCATACACTGCACACAGAGGATGAAACAGTTCCTGTAAAGCTCGTCCACGCTTCTAGGGGGAAGATGGCACGGGCTGAACCTGTATCTGCACTATACGAACAAAACAAGGTTCGGCATGTACGGGGATTAAATGATTTAGAAGATCAGATGGTACAGTGGGAACCTTTAGGGTCGATAGGCTCACCAGACCGTCTTGATGCTTTAGTTTGGGCTTTAACCGACCTCTCACTTAACGGATACGCAAAACCACAACTAAAACTAGCGTACTCCAGTGCCAAGGGTTTAATTTAATAAGATGGCAAAGAAACTTTCAGAAACGGAAGCAACCCAGATTCTAGGGATTGCAGGTGACAATACACATAACGGTCAAATCCGTGCAGATGAGTTTCTACCAGAACTTCGTGGCAAGAGAGCTATCCGTAAGTATCGTGAGATGCGTGACAACGACAGTACTATTGGTGCTGTTATGTATGCGACAGAACAGGTACTACGTGACGTAGACATTAAGGTTATGCCAGCTAACGATACCCCTGCAGCACAACGTGAAGCTGACTTTGTAAAGACTATCTTTGAGGATATGGATCACACTCTAGATGATCACATCTCAGAGGCTTTGTCGTCCCTGACATATGGCTTTGCTTGGTTTGAGGTGGTATATAAGCGTAGAGGTAGCCCAACCAGTCGTTCAGACAAGTCACGGTCTAAGTTTACCGATGGACGTATTGGTGTACGTAAGATTGCCTCTCGTGCGCCTTGGACTATTTCTAAGTTTGATGTAGACCAGAAGACTGGTGATGTCTTAGGTGTTCACCAAGAAGGGTCAGGGTTTAACAATACTAGCTACATTCCTACTCGTAAGTCTCTATATTATCGCACTACAGCTATTAACAACGATCCTTCTGGTCGTTCTATATTACGGAATGCGTATACTTCTTACGAATACCTTAACAATCTACAGAGCATCGAAGCTATCGCTGTTGAACGTGAACTTGCAGGTATTCCTGTGGCTCGTATTCCTTCTGAGTACCTCAGTCCTGATGCTACTTCCGCACAGTCTGGGTTTGTCGGAAACCTGCAGCAGATACTCAGAGATGTTAAGTTTAACGAGCAAGGATATATTATCCTGCCCTCAGACACCTACCCAGATAAAGACGGAAGTCCTACCTCCAATAGGCTCGTAGATGTTGAGCTAATGGCATCTAACGGTAAACGTAATATTGAGATTGATCCTATTGTTAAGCGTTACCAACATGACATTGCTCGTTCTGTCCTTTCAGAGTTTCTTATGCTTGGTGGCGGCAACACTGGTTCCTATGCACTATCCAAGTCTAAGACAGACCTGTTCCTTCGTGCGCTTGAGAGTTACATCCAAGCCATAGTCGATGTTCTCAACAAACAACTTGTAGAACGCCTATGGGAGTTGAACGGTCTGAACTATGATCTCATGCCAACAGTAGTTGCTGGTGATGTTGCTCCACACGATCTACGTGAGATTGCAGCCTTCTTGAGAAACTTGAATGGTGCAGATATTAATGTAAGCGACCATCCAGAGGTTATCCAAGATTTGATGGATATTGCTGAACTAAGATATGAACAAAAAGAAGAAGTAGAACAAGAGGAAGAAGATGGCAACGCTGAATGATAGAGTATTTGATAATGGCTTGTCTGTCCTCGACACTGAAGCTAACCGTATTGATCTAACATCTCAAGAGGCAACAACTTATACAGAGGCAACTGCAACTTATAGTTTAGGCAACTCAACAAGCCTTTCTATTGCTTCCCCCTCTGATCGTGCAGGTGGTGGACGAGAGGTTGTCGTAGCAGCTATATCTGATGGTTCAATCACAGGGGATGGTACAACAACACACTATGCTATTGTTGATACAGTAAACTCTCGATTGTTAGCAACTGGTGAACTTACAGAAAGCCAAGTTGTCTCAACTGGTAACACATTTACTCTAGGGTCATTTACTATCGGTATTCCTGACCCTGCATAATAAAGGTCATGTCCCATGACACGCAGGGTATTACAGGAAAATAATGATTTAATACTTACAGAAGCCAGTGATAATCTGGCCCTGAATGTTCCTGACTTTAACAGGATACTACAAGAGAGTGGTTACTCACTTCTAACAGAAGCAAGTGAGATAATCATAAATGATAATTTTGTCACTGCAGTTGATACTGTCACGGGTAATCCTGTTGTACAGACCACAACGATAGATCAGGGACACACTTTATTAGCTGATAATCTGGTAACTGGAAACCCAGTTTTACAGACAACAGCAATAGCTCAAGACCACAACTTAGTTCTTGACAGTATTACCACTGGTTCTGTCGTTATACAAACAACGGCAATTACTCAGAGCCATCAGTTATCTGGTGATGTTGTTCTTACAGGCAATCCTGTACTACAGACAACAACTATTGAACAAGATCATAATCTAGTTCTTGATAGTATTATAACTGGTGTTGTAAATGTAGCTCAAGTAGCTCTGACACAAGACCACGATTTAGACCCGATAAGTTTCGTCACAGGTATCCCGTCTGTTCCTGTTGCGAATATGGACGAAGAAGAGACAGTAGAAGCTCCGTCCTTTATTACTGGCGCACCAGTCTTAGGTTCACCTGAACTTAAACTCAATGACTTCACGGCCTACAATATTACAACTGGTCGTCCAGTACTTGGTAAAACCTACGACCCACTCAACACAACACTTAAAGAAATCAAGGAAATCGAAGATATGTTTGGTGGTTGGCAAAGACGTGCATATGAAGTCCCTGATGGACGACTTGTACAAGCTGAACGTGAGATATATCGTACCTTTGGTGAACAAGTTTCTGTTGATAAAAAAGCCAAGTCTCTAATCAAGTTTGGTAAGTCAGGGCAGTTATCTGTAGATACCTTAGAAACTGTATGGACTGTTGGTGGTCATGAGACTTACGTCCCTGCTGATACTATTACTCATATCTCTTCCTCTTCTCCCTCAGACAATCAAGAGATTATGATTGAGTGTCACACTGTAGAAGGCACAGGTGTAGACAGTAAGTTTAGTTTCTTGACACAGGCAGTAACTCTTGATGGTCAGAATAAAGTAGCTCTTAACGTACCTGTAGCTCGTGTATCTCAGATATACAATAACGATAGTACAGAACTACAAGGTCGAGTTGTCGTATACGAAGATACAGCTATCTCAGGTGGCATACCAACTGATAGCTCCAAGATACACATTGACATTCCTGCAGGATTACAGTCGTCATTTAAATCCGCAACAACATTTAGTGATAAAGACTACTATATTCTCACTGGTGGGTTTGGATCAATTTCCATTAAGAAAAACGCCTCTGCTGATTTCTACTTAGAGATTAGAGAGGCAGGTAAAGTCTTCCGTCAGGTTGCTGCTGTATCAGCTTCATCTGGTGGACCTTGGCAGATTGAACTAGACCCTGCAGTTATTATTCCTAAGAATGCTGATGTTCGCATTACCACAGAAACTTCAACAAATAATGCCGTTGTATATGGCGTATTTAAAGGTTACTTAGCAAAGGTTATCTAGATGCCTAAGACAGCACTAAAGAACAAGATGGAAGCCCACAACAAGAAGTCTAAGCATAAAGTTACTATGCGTATGCTAGAGGCTGTCTATGATCGTGGTGTAGGTGCCTACCGTACAAATCCTGCTAGTGTTCGTCCTAATGTGAAGTCACCTGAACAGTGGGCTATGGCTCGTGTTAACAGCTTCCTACGTATTGTAAGTGGTTCTAAAGCGGCTAATCACGATAAAGACCTTTTACCCTCATCTCATCCCTCCTCGTCTAAGAAGAAGATGCTGAAGGCACAATATGCCAATGATGTCTTCACGACAGAGATGGAAGCACGTAGTCGTTCTATGGATATGGGATTAGGTGGTACAATTCACGTACATGAGTATAATGGTCAGGCAGTCTATATGCCAGCTATTAATCACGACGAGTATTTAGACTATTATGAAGACCTAGCAGAACGCAATGCAGAGCTTGCAGGGGAAGAGTACCCAGAAGAGGAAGAAGGCCACTCAGTGGATCGCTTAGAGGCTCTCAGGGTCATTGTACAAGAGATTATGAAAGAAGAATTTGCCAAGGCTGAATACCAAGGCGAAAAAGTAACTTTAAACAAGCCTCGCCGTATTCAAGGTGGCAACAAAAAGTTTGAAGTGTTCGTGCAAGATGGCGACAAAGTAAAACGAGTTACCTTTGGTGATCCTAACATGGAAATCCGTAGGGATGACCCTAAAGCAAGAGCTAACTTCCGTAGTCGTCATTCGTGTGATACCAAGAAAGACAAGACAACAGCAGGTTACTGGTCTTGTCGTATGTGGGAAGGAGGCACTAGCGTGTCTGAACTAACAAAATCAGTCGAGGGTCAAATCCTTAAAGCTGACGAAGAACAACGCATGGTCTATGGTTGGGCCTCTGTAGTAACCGAAAAGGGTGAAGCAGTAGTTGACCGCCAAGGCGATGTAATAGAACCTGACACATTAGTACGTGCTGTAAACAAGTTTATGGAGCATGTTCGTGTAGGTAAAGAGATGCACAAAGGGGATCAGATTGGGGCGGTTATCCACTCCATGCCAGTCACCAAAGAGATTGGTGAATCCCTTGGCATACAGAGTGACCGTGAAGGTTGGATCGTAGCGTTTAAAGTATATAACGATGACGTTTGGGCCAAGGTCAAATCTGGTGAGTTAGCGGCCTTCTCTATTGGGGGTCGTGCAATCAAGGAGGACTATGATGCCTAACCTTTTGAAACAGCTTGAACTGGATGAACTATCCTTAGTGGATCGTCCTGCCAATGCACAGGCAATGGTCTCCTTGTTCAAGCGTGATGATTCCAATGGAGATAACATGGAACAAGAAGTAGATAAAATGTCAGACGACCTAAAGGCAAAGCTAAAGCCTTATATGGACAAAGGCATGACTGAAGATGAAGCTATGAAGGCTTACGAAGCAGAAATGAAAAAGTCTGAAGAAGTAGAAATCGACGAGCTTGATATTGTTAAAGCTGAGAACGATGCTCTTAAAATTCAGAACGAAGACCTTCGTAAGGCTCTTATTGAGAATGGCTTTATTATTAAGTCTGATTCAATCGAAAAGAAAGTTGAACCAGAGTACATTGAGTACGAAGGGGAACAAATCAACAAAGCAGATGTACCTGCGGTTATTCTAAAAGCACTAGAAGAAGCTGAACTAGCTAAAGCTGATGCCGAATTAACTAAACGTGCAACAACTGCTCTACCACATTTTGCAGAAGACGTTGCTAAGTCTTTGGTTGCAGAGTTTGGTGAAGTAGAAGCTGTAATGGAAGCCTTGAAAGCTGCCGATGCGACATTCGCAGAAAGCATGGAAGAGGTAGGAAAGTCAGATGCAGATGGCGAGTTCGCAACTGCACATGACAAAATGGAATCTCTTGTCAAAGCCTACATGGAAGAGAACAAGATGAAAAAGGGTGACTACGCCAAAGCATATGCTGCCGTAGCTAAAACCGACGAAGGTAAAGCCCTAATCAACAAAAGCTATAAAGGGGAATAATTATGGCTGTAATGCAATCCCGTGACACACGGACATTCATTGCTGGCGAAGACCTATCGTCGGCACAATTTAAATTCGTAACACTAGAATCAGATGGTGAAGTAGACCTAGCTGATTCTGCTGGCGAAAACTGCGTTGGAGTTTTGATTAACGATCCAGCCGCTGCTGAAGCTGCAACTGTTGTTATGTCTGGTAAAGTAATGGTAACTGCTGGCGATACAATCGCTGCTGGTGCTGCTGTTGCAACAGACGATTCAGGTGATGCAGTAACTGCTTCTACAGGTAACATCGTAATGGGTTACGCAACAGAAGCAGGTGTTGACGGTCAGATCATCGCTATCGAACTAATCCAAGGCGGCAACGCTTCGGCGTAACCAGCAATAGGAAGGATATAGAAAATGCCATTGCTAACACCAAATTCGGTACATATCGATCAGCCGTTGACTAACCTCACAATCGCTCATGTACAAGATCAAGCTAACTTTATCGCTGATAAGGTTTTCCCAACAGTAGGCGTAGACAAACAGTCTGACAAATACTACATCTATGACCGTGACAACATGAACCGTACAGGTGACGTGAAGGCTCTTGCGCCTCGCACAGAAGTCAACCGCATCGGTATGTCACTATCAAACTCTTCATTCTATGCAGATGTCTACGGACTAGGCATGGACTTCGATCAGCAAACTCTTGCTAACGAAGATGCAGCACTAGACATTCGTGCAGCAGGTGCGCAGACACTAACTAACCGTCTGTTGATCCATCGTGAAGAGCAGTTCGCAACTAACTTCTTTGCCACAGGTATCTGGGGTACAGAATACACAGGTGTTGCTAACGCAGATAACGACACAGCAGCAGAAGTCACACAGTGGTCTGACTACACAAACTCAACACCAATCGTTGATGTAACAACTGCTCGTCGCTCAATGCAACTAGCTTCAGGCGGCTTCAAGCCAAACACAATGGTTGTTGGTAAAGAAGTACGTGATATCTTGATCAACCACCCAGACATCCTAGCACGTCTAAACGGTGGTGCGACAGTAACAAACACTGCGCTTATCACTAACGCTAAGTTGGCTGAAATCTTTGAAGTAGAAAACTTCTACGTCATGGAAGCGGTTAAGAACACATCTGTAGAAGGTGTTGCAGAATCAAATGCATTCATCGGCGGTAAAGCTGCATTGTTGGTACACTCACCAGCATCAGCAGGTCTGATGACACCAATGGCTGGTGCGACATTCGCATGGAACAACCTACAAGGTGTAAACAACTTGGGTATCACTGTAGAATCATTCTCAGACGATGCTCTTAAGCGTATGCAAGTTGCTGAACATATCCAAGTTAAAATGTCTTACGACATGAAAGTCACAGGTGCTGACTTGGGTGTATTCTTCAACACTGTTGTAGCTTAATATATTCTTACTGGGGGCTGCTTCGGTGGCCCTCATATTCCCTCACCCGACATAAGAGGTTATCATGTTAAGACAAGAAGAAATGCCTCTTCAGCTAGACCGACCAGTATTTGTTAAAGTACCCTTTACTGCAGGTGGTCGTCAACTGAAGAAGAACCAAGAGTTCAAGTGGAAAGAACTCAGTGTTGATGAGAAGACAGTTTTGACTTTCTATAATCAACGTATGATTTACCACAACTCTGATTTAGAAATAGAACGTAAAGTTGGTGACGGACTAGAAGAGCTAGATGTAACTGGATTACACGCTGTTGTAGATAACATCAACAATAAGGTTAAAGCTAAGACAAGCTCACAAGCTGACTTTGACCGTAAGAAATGTAAGAAATCTAAGATTGCAGATAAGCAACGTGGATTAATTAGAAGCTGGCGTAGAACATACGGACGATATGAGGTAGATTGATGGCTTGGAGCTACGACGAAACTGATCTAGGTACAACAACGGCATCTGGTCGGTTGAACTCTGTTCGTTTATTGCTTGGCGATACAGATACGAATGATCAACAGGTAAAGAACGAAGAAATCACTTTCGCTCTAGCTCAAAGTAATGACAACATCTACTATGCAGCAGCTTGGTGCGCTAGAACAATAGCCTCTCAATATGCACGTAAGGTAAACACACAATTAGATGGCGCACTAAGTGCAGACTATAGTGATCTATCAAAACAGTACAGTAATCTAGCAGAAAACCTAGAATATCAAGGTAAGAAAGCTGGTGCTGTTGTAGGTATCAAGGCTGGTGGCATAAGTAAAGCTGTTATTGATACTGTCAGAGCTAACACAGATCGTATAACTCCATCATTTCGTCGTGACCGCTTCCGTAATCCTCCAAGTTATAGTGGTGATGAATACGGCTCAGACTATGATTAATAGGGGGCATAGATGTCTTTCAGATCGTTTGACCTTTATAATCTAGTTAATGACTTTGGGGAAAGTGTAACACTACGCAAAGTTACAACAGAGGGTACGTATAATCCCGCTACAGGTTCTCTAGAGAGTGAAGCTACAACAGATTATACTATTACTGCATATTTCTACAACTATGACGAAGGTATTATCTTTAACGTAGACCAGATTCGCAGAGGAACTCGTAAGTGTGTTATTTCTGCTCTGGGGTTAGCTGTAGAACCTGACGATGAAGACGAGATCATAGGTAATGGTGACAAAGTTAAAATTGTAAGTGTTCGTACAATATTCTCTAATGGGTCTAAACTGTGTTATATTTGTGACGTGAGGGAATAATGCTTAAAACTACGCTTAAGATTAATCCTTCGTTACGAAAAAAGTTTGCTGCAATAGAACAAACAGCAGAAGACGCTGTAAGAGACAAGCTCATAGACATAGCACAGACAGCAGTATTAGCCTCTCCTGTAGATACGGGCGCATATGTAACTTCATTTTCCTATACGGTAGGTGCTGGTCGTCCAAGAGGGAAATCCTCTAGAAATAAACCTACAAATCAGGATGCAGGAGCAATGCGTAAAGTAGGTTTTGGTAATCTTGTTTCAGATATAAACAAAGTACCTAACCTACTTAATACAACAGCTATTACACTAAGAAACGGCTCACCACACGCTACTGCTGTAGAATATAAACATGGGTATCATGTATTTGCTAAGGTAAGGAATATTCATGGCTAGTATACACAATGATATTCGTGCTGCTTTAGAGACAAAACTATCTAATGTTTCTGGTTTACCTGACATTGCATATGAGAATGTTTCCTTTGATCCGACGACAGGTACAAGCTATGTCAAGTGCCAATATGTCCCGACACTCCGTAGACCTGCTGTAAGAGGTTTAAACCCCCAACAGAGATACCAAGGCGTATTTACTGTTCTTGTTTATACCCCAGAGGGAAACGGTCCAGCTACTGCTGATGATCTAGCTAATACAGTTATAGAAGCATTTGAAGCAACGACTGATATTAGCTTTACTAACTCATCCGATGAGACAATAATCGTGTCCATAGATTATGCTGAACGGCAGCAAGGCTTTGTGGACAGTCCTTGGTACTATATTCCGATTGATATCGGCTGGTACATATACAATTAATTAGGAGAATATAAATGGCCTTCGCACAGGGTTCTCGTTCCACGCTGTCATATATTACCGAATCGACTTTCGGTACGACACCTGCTGGAAACTTCCAAAACTTACCATTCAATACACACTCACTAAACCTAACTCGTGATCGTGTTGCTGGTAATGAAATTCAAGCTGACCGTATGACACGAGTTGACCGTCAAGGTAACAGCCAAGTAGGTGGTGACATCGTTGTTGACCTACGTGATGGTGACTTTGATGAGTTCTTAGAATCTGTTATGCTTAACACATGGGACACAAGCCCATCGTCAGCACCAGATGTACTAAAAGTCGGTACAACACCAAAGTACTTCTCTATTGAAGATTATGCAGCAGACATCGACCAAGCTCGTTTGTTTACTGGCTGTACAGTATCTACAATGGGTATTTCTATGGCACCAAACCAGATGATTACAACAACCTTTGGTATTATTGGTTCAGACATGAGCATGTCAGCTACAGAGAAGACACAAGACGCTTCTTCATCAGCACAACCATTTGATGCTTACTCAGGTGATTTGGCTATCGGTAACGTAGGCTCTTCATCTTCTGCTGCTATCATCACAAGTATTGACTTCACAGTTAACAACAGCTTCTCACCAACATTCGTTATTGGTAGCTCTGCAGCACCATCTTTAGAATATGGTATGTCACAGGTTGAAGGTACATTCACTGCATACTTTGAAGATGCTGCACTGATTAACCGTTTCTTGAATGAGACTGAAAGTGAGTTGGTTATTACAGTTAATGATCCATCAGCAGCTAATGAATATGAGTTCATGTTCCCACGTATCAAAGTGAACTCTGCTGATGTTGGCGTTGACGGACCACTAAGCCGACTAATCACAATGTCTTTTGTTGCCCTATACGACAGCACAGAAGACACTAACTTTAAAATCAGTCGTCCTGAGACTGCGTAATCCCTAGCTAGGGCGAGGGGTGCTGGTGTCGGGTCTGGCATCCCTCACATTTACTAACCCGATAATCCGATAAACAAGGAAACTCGACATGGACTTGAAAGATTTAACCCCAAGCAGTGACACTGTAGAAGCTACTATAGTACACCCTGCCACCCTAGAAACACTTACCAATGATGATAAGTCTCCTATGACTATCACACTACATGCACCACACTCTAAGGCTTATAAATCTGCTATACATGAGCAGACAAACAAACGCCTCAAGAAAGCGCAAGGTAAGAAAAGCCTAGAGGTTACAGCAGAGGAGCTAGAGGACGCTGGCTTGGAACTCTTAGCTAAAGCAACCAAAGGTTGGAATATCACATTCGACGGTGAACAACCAAAATTTAGTGCCACAAAAGCTAAGGCCATCTACTCAGAAGTATTTTGGCTACGTGAACAAATTGAAGAGGCTCTGAATAGTTCTCTGGATTTTATGAAAGTGTAGTATCAGATTTGTGTGAATGGGCAGGACATCAGTTTAAACTGAATAAGCCCACAGAGTCAGGTACTACAGAACGTGAACACTTAGAAGAAGTAGAAAGGCAGACTGGACGTAAGATTGAAGCATTGGAACCCCCGACAGAATTTCCTGCTATCATATCTCATGTCTGGTCTGCCTTTATTACATTAAGCAACAGTAGGTCTGCTGGTTTCTCAGGCCCAAACCCGATAACATACGAACAAATTAAGGCGTGGAAAGAATTGACAGAGACACCACTTGCATCTTGGGAAGTAGAAGCAATCAAGCGTCTAGATGTCGTATACTTAGGGGTAGCTAATGGCTAATGACTTAGAACTCAGAGTTGGCGTTGTAGGTGGAGATGATCTGCTGAAAGTAACCAATAGCTTTATGAAGATAGAGCGAGAGGTAAAGAAGTTAGCTAAGGCCCAGACTAAAGCACAAATTGACTCTGTTGCTATGGCTAAAGCCATAAACCAACTTAGAGACAGACTTGTAGGTATGGGTTTTAGTGCCAAACAAGCAGAGGCAGCTATACTACGGCTTTACAATGCCGAAATTAAGACTATTAAAGCCACTAAAGATTTAACTCAAGCGCAAATGGCGGCTACTAAATCTAGCAATCGTATGGGTGTAGTAACTCAGCAAGTGGGTTATCAGGTATCTGACTTTGCAGTTCAAGTTCAAAGTGGCACTAATGTTGCAGTAGCATTTTCTCAGCAAGCATCCCAGCTAGTAGGTGTTTTACCTTTAGTTGCTGGTAGCTTAGGATTAACAACTAAGGCTGCTATAGCTTTATCTGCTGGTTTAGGTATTGCAATACCCTTAATAAGTTCTGCCGCTATGGTCTTCATGAACATGAAGAAAGAAGCAGATGATGCTGCTGATAGCACAGATACTCTTGAAGATAGAATAAAGTCATTAGATGAAAAACTAAAAGAGTTTCTCCAGACTAGGGAAGCACTATCTCGTGGGTTGTCTCTGGATGAGCTTCTAGCTGGGGATTCCTTAGAACAGGCTAAAAGACAGCTTGTTGAGGCGAATAATGCTTTAGTAGCTATTCAACAAAGGTCTGCATCTATGGCTGCATCTAGGCAGTCACTAAGGGGTGGACAAATCATGTCAGCCTCTGAAGCTGAAGCTGCTTTTGGTAGTAGTCTACAAAGTATTACAGAGGCCACTCAATTATTAGAAGATCAAGCTAAAGCGAGGGGCGATCTTGAGGTAGCTCAACAAAGGTATAACACTTTACTTGAGAGAGAAAATGAATCTAGGCAGAAAGCTCAAAAGGCAGAGCTTGACAGACAAGATTTGGAAAACACTAGATTAAAGTTTGGTGAAGAAAGTGTAGAGACTTTTGAGAAAGAGTTAGAGCTTTCTCTAAAAGCATTAGAAGCAGACCTTAAGTCAAAGAATGTTAACGAGAATGTACTAAGCCTTATACTTAAAAGGGAAGAATTACTACAGAGGGAACTACGATCAGCTAATGAAAAGTCTGAAGCAGAAGAGAAGCTCTTAACACTTAATCAAAGACGCTTCAAAGTTTTGATGGACAGTATAGCAGCTAACGATAAACTAAATGCCTTTACGTCAGATGAACTTAAGAAGTTACAAGATCAAAACTCTCTGTTGCAAATGAAACTTCAGTTTGGTAAGGAGTCTACTGCTGTAAGACAGTTAGAGACTGACATAGCTGTAGAAAATTATGAAGCTGACTTACTAAGAAAAGGTATTGCTGAAGAGACAGTTGAGGAACTATCAGATCAGTATAGACTTAGTCTGAATTTAACCGAACAACTTAAAGACCAAGTGGCACAAGCACGGGAGTTTAAGAGGCAAGTTCAAGACGTATCTAAGTCTTATGGTAAAATGCTTGAAAAGCGTGTAATAGCTGATGTATTTGATCCTCGTGGTGAAGCAGGTATGACTGCAACGCAAGCGTTACGACTTGGTGTTGACTTGTTTGCAGATGATGGAGATGGAACAGGTACTTCTAAAACGAAACGTGACCCTTTAGTAGAACTTAGAAAACAACTTGACGTAGAAGAAGCTCTAGTTGGTAAGACAGAAGCTCGTCAACGTATTATTCAAGCTCTTGGTGTAGACTATAAGAAGTATGGTAAAGACACTATCAACTCTTTAGAGGCACAAATCAACAGAACTATGATCCTTCAGAGACTTGAAGAAGACAGAATACAAAAACTAGAAGATGCCAGACAGAAACAAAAAGAAGTGGCAGATGATATAGCTGGTTCTATGGGTGATGCCTTTATGTCTATTGTCGATGGCACTAAATCTGTTAAAGATGCTTTCCGTGACATGGCTAGGTACATCATCAGAAGATTGTACGAAATTCTTGTTGTAGAGCAAATGGTACAATCTATCTCTGGTGCTATACAAGGTGCTATGATAGGTCCAGTACAAGGGCCACCTGCACCTAGTGCTAACGGTAATGTATTCTCTAATGGTTCTGTCGTACCTTATGCTAATGGTGGTGTCGTAGGTTCCCCTGTGTACTTTCCTATGGCTGGTGGTCGTACAGGACTAATGGGTGAAGCTGGACCAGAAGCTATCATGCCACTTAAGCGTGGTAAGAATGGTAAACTAGGCGTACAATCAGAGGGTGGTGGTGAAATAACAATTCATCAGAACTTCAACTTCGCTGCTAATGGTGACGAGAGTGTCAAGAAGATTATTGCACAACAGGCACCTAAGATTGCTCAGATGACACAACAACAGATCATGGACTCTCGTCGTAGAGGTGGTCAAATGAAGGCGGTATTCGGCTAATGGCACTTAGTTATCCACTAGACCAACCAACAGGTATTGGTATCGCACAGATTGAGCTTAGGGCAGTAAATGCTGTCGCTACATCTCAGTCTCCCTTCACCTTTAAACAGCAAGTGGTATCTCACCAAGGTCAAAGGTGGGAAGCCTCTGTTTCCATCCCCAGTGTCCGTAGAGATTTAGCTGCACCTTGGAAGAACATGCTTGTAGGTCTAAAGGGTCCAACAGGGACATTCCTTATGGGAGACCCTGACTATGCCACTCCCATAGGCACTCTTATATCTAATGGGGATAGCATTACAGCTACAGCTACTGGTTCTGCAGGGGATGATGACGTAACTATCACTATGACCTCTGGGACTGACACACTACTGGCAGGTGACTATATACAGCTAGGGACTGGTAGTGAGGCCAAGCTACATCAAATCTTAAGTGACATAACAGGTACAGGTCAGGTAGACATCTGGCCTAACTTACGCACAGACTATACTGCAGAGACAGTAATCACAACAAGTCCCAAGGGTGTCTTTAGACTTAAAGAAAACATAAGCTCTTGGTCGATTAACAATTCCAGCTTCTATGGTATTTCCTTTGAAGCAGTAGAAGCTATTACGGGGTAGACATATGGCAGACCGCAAAATATCAGAGTTAACCAACATCACAGGGGCTAATTTAGCTGATGGGGATGAGCTTGTTGTCGTTGATGCAAGTGCCTCTGAGACTAAAGCTATTACCTTCGGTGAATTTAAGAATGCCTTAGATACTGCTACAGGCTTCGTAAGTATCACTGGCGATACAATGACTGGTGATCTTGCGTTATCAGGTGCAGACATTACCTTCGGAGACAACGACAAAGCCATCTTCGGTGCTGGGTCTGATTTGCAGATTTACCATGATGGGGCAAATAGCTATGTTACAGACACTGGTAATGGCGATCTAATTATTGACAGCAACGGTAACGCAATACGCCTAAAGGGTACTAATGGCGAAAACATGATTGTTGCGGACACTGATGCTAGTGCAAAGCTGTTTTATGATGGCTCTCAAAAAATCGCCACCAGCAGCACAGGTGTAGACATCACAGGTATTGCAGATGCTTCTACATTATTCCGATTTGGTGCTGATAACTCTGAGATTGCAAACAACTACCTGCGGTTCAAGCCATCAGGTGCTGCGTATATTGACCACAGTACAGTAGGGCAGGACATAAACTTCAGGGTTTCTGGAAGCACATCTCTGGATACTAACGCAATGACGGTAAGTTCCACAGGTGTAGACATCACTGGGACTTTGACCAGCGATGGGCTGACTGTGGGTGGAGGCACTTCTGGCCAAATTAACATTTGGAGTGATGCGTATAAAATTCAAGGTGGTTCTAACTTTGGCGATATGCGTTTTACTGCACCAAGGTTTAGGTTTTACGAGAGTAATGGTGTTGCACTTCAAATAAGTAGCAACGACATCAGCTTCTACGAGGACACAGGCACCACTGCAAAGTTCTTCTGGGATGCGAGTGCGGAGAGTTTGGGGATTGGGACGAGTTCGCCTAGTCAAAATTTACACATCAAAGGTACAACCAATGTTGGCATTAGAATTGAGGCTAACTCAAATTCAGCTTCCATTGTAAACTTTGCTGACCCATCAGACACTA